CTTTGCTTCTATGGCTAGCTTTAGAGACTGTACTAACTTTGTCATGTGTATATCTTTTCTCTCGATCCGTACGATGTGTAGCCTCAGATGGTTTTCTAGCCTGGGATCGAAGCTCACAAAGTCCCAGTATAAGCGACCAGTACAAAGCATACACATATAAGACTGCCAAAAATAGGCTTTTTGATGCTTTAGTAACTGCTCAGATGTTTTGATAAGGCAGTTATCTAAATGCTTTGTAAGAGGGCATTTAATCTCTATCCCTCCCAGTTCCCCAATAAGCCTATCAGGAGATGCTCCATAATGATCGGCATAGACAAACCCCACAGCACGAGCAAAAACATTATACTTAATCTGATACTCCTTTGCTGCCAGAGCCTCATTCTCTTTACCCCAGATCATTGCATCGTTTGTAGGGGTATCCTTTTCCTCTTTGTATACTTCCTCTCTTACTTTTTCCATTACATAAGATATAGCTCCCTTTGTGAGCTTCTTACTATCCCTCCCTATAAGCCTGTAAACCTGTGAGGCGGTAAACTTACCCAGCCTTAGCTTATGCCAGGCTGGGGAGGTTTGGGGAGCGTTAGAAGTTCTCATTATCAATATCTCTTTTTCGCTCCTCAAAAATATTAATTACTGCTGTATCACTTTGCCAGATCGGGTTACTATCCCAATAGTTAAGTAACTCCAATCTATCATTTATTTTCTTAACAGCCTGCTCTACATCTTTTACATTGTAGGTATTTTTCTGTATATGCTCAGATACCAGGGCTTTGTAATTATCTACAAAATCCCTGTTTAGGTCACGTCCAAAGGCTGGCCCTAAGGTTTTACAGGCAGACTTAATACAGTCTGCATATAGATGTGGGGCATCCATCTCCAGAGCGTTTTTAATTTTACTGTTAATATCTGTAATCTGTGCCCCTTTGCTCTGCCGGATTTGGGTAGCAGCTACCCCAGTACGAACCAGCCATTCTTTTATAACTGGATGGTATACCCACAACTCTATACTACCAACCAACTCATTACCCACAACCTGATAGCTAAAGTTTTTGGTTTGCCAGAGTCCAAAAAAGAGCTGGTCTAGTAAGGTTTGGATATGAGAGATAGGTACATACTGTGCGTTACCCTGAAATTTGTTTGTTTTGGTTACTGCTGGCTTTCTGTTTAGGGCTTTGGTAAAGCTCTCTAAGTTTATTAGCTCTGCTCTGCCCTGGCTTCTGAGTTCCTCCGCTCTCTTTGTTATGTGGGTTGTTTGCTTTCCGTTATTACTTTCTGGCATTTTCTCTATTTTTAAGGTTATCAATGTTTTGTAAGAGGGCTTTTAATTTCGATCCCTCCCAGTTCCCCCACTAACCTATCAGGGGAAGCTCCGTAGTGATCCGAGTACACAAAGCCCACAGACCGAGCAAAAACATTATTCTGAAATTTGTTAGTTTTGGTTACTGCTGGTTTTCTGTTTAGGGCTTTGGTAAATGACTCTAAATTGATCAGCTCTGCTCTGCCTGCACTCCTTAACTCCTCAGCTCGTTTTGTTATGTGGGTTGTTTGCTTTCCGTTATTACTTTCTGGCATTTTCTATGAGTTTTATAATGTCCTCTAATTGTTGTTTAGTCTTTTCTAGCAGCGTTCTAATGCTGTTTAACTCTCCTTTGCTGGGGTTGGTTGGCTTATCCTGCCTTTGTTCCCCTATAAGGTTGTTTTTTACTTTTTTGCGCTTCATAAGTTGTAAGTTTTAAATTGGGGGAGGTTGCTAGCCTCCCTCCTGTGGTGGTGGTTATCTTCCAATTTATTTTAGCATTCCTTGTGTAAGGTGGTTCAGGTAGTGGAACACATCACCATTCATGAAGTCAATTTTAACCAGTGTCATTCTTATTTGTTTGTGATACTGTTTCATGCTGCAAATAAATTCAATAAGCATTTCCCATGTCAACCCAATGTGCCCATTGATATTCATATCAGATTCAATATTTTTTCCTTTTTCAGTGATAAGATTTGTTAGATACTTTTTCATGATGTTGTCTGTTTTGTAAGTTAAAATGTGAATAATTGAATAGTTGTTTACTTCCGTAGTGCTAAGGTATTACAAATATGTGTAACAACCAAATAAAAGAGTAAATAAAAAAAGATTATTGTTTTATCTGGAAAACTGGAATAGTATTACAAATATTTATAACTTTACAGAAACATTTTTAAAAACTAAAAAATAAAACAATGGAACAGCCAGAAAAAAAAGCAGTACAACTCTTTACCTTAGAGCAATATGCAAAACACCTATACACATTACTATCTAAGTATGTACATACTAGTACTGTTATGCCTGCTGGCTTTCCAGTAAGTAGGGGGACATATTATAAATTAGGTAAGGGAGTTTTCCCAACCAAATACACTATAACAAATATATGTAACTGGTTAAAAATGCCAGAGCCAAAAATATTATTTTGATGTTTTTTTAAAAAAGGTTTGGTTGTTACACATATTTATAATACCTTTGAGGTAAGCGATACGGGAAAAGGACAAAAAAAAAGGGCTATACCCTCCCGATATAGCCAATTTAATAAAGTTATAAACTATTCACTTTTTCAACTTAAAACTTACATGAGCAATTTACAATTTTCTAATCAGGTATTAAACTTTTGGGCGTTAAATTTCACTAACGATGCTATTATAGTAGGCTCTGACTTGCTAGAGGGCACTATAGAGGTTACAGATGGTGACTTTGAAAACTTCCTAGAATCCATACACAGGATAGGATCGTTTTATAACGATTATACCCAAGATGATGATACCTACACTTATGAGGAATTTATGGCAGAAACAGACCTATACGAGATAGACAACCTGCTCGATGAGTACCTAAAGGACAAACTCTCTACTATGGATGCTAACGAGTATGAAACGTTTACTCAGAGCATGAGAAGCTCCGATATGTATGATTCTATCCCTATGCCTACAGAAGCACAGGCAGCAGCTCAGGCAGGCTCTCAGAGAGTTTGTAGCTGGGAGGATTTGCAGGAGGAAAGAGAACTAATCTAAACTAAAACTATTCATAATGGGGGGCTCTGCCCTCCAAACCAAAACTTACAACTATGAAACTATTAACCATTATTCCTATACTCCTGCTCCTATCCCATCTGGCAGCAGCCCAAACATTCTACTACCCATCTTCCCTCTCCCTCCAGGGTAACGATAGTATACACCAGCAACAGATCACCATTACCATTACAGAAAAAAAAGTTATCTTACAGTTAGGGGATGCTTACACCCAGACCTACAAGATAGGCAAAAAGGATAGTAGCCAATACTCTCAGGAGGTTGTTTATCGTTTGTCCTGTGGGGCAAAGCTGGAGCTATCCTATAGAGGAGAATGGATTAACTCCATATTTTTTAAAACAAAACAAAGGCATATTTACACCAGTCCTGCATTTTGTCGGGCTGTAATACTCAAAAAATACCAATTTTAACCTACCTCCAAAGTAAAACTTACAACTATGAACTATCAGGAATTTATAGAATCAAAAAAACATACATCAGGTAATTTTGGCATAACTCCTAATTATATGCCCTCCTGCTTATTCGATTTCCAAAACTACGTAGCTGAGTATGTTATTAAAAAAGGTCGCTGTGCTGCCTTTTTGGATACAGGAACAGGTAAAACTCTAATAGAGTTAGTAACAGCTCAGAACTACGTAAAACACACCAATAAGCCTACCCTTATTATAACTCCATTAGCTGTAGCTTTCCAGTTTATAAAAGAGGCTGCAAAGTTTAATATCTGTAACTCTATAGAGTACTCCAAAGATGGTAGCTACAAATCTGATATAGTAGTTTGCAATTATGAGAGATTAGATAAGTTTAATTACTTAGATTTTGGTTGTGTAATTTTAGATGAGTCCAGCATCCTAAAGAACTTCAAAGGAGCTATTAAAAATAGAATAACGCAATTTTTAAAGAAAGTTAGGTATAGATTTCTTTTTACAGCTACTCCCAGCCCTAACGATTTTATAGAGCTTGGAACTAGCTCGGAAGCTTTGGGATATTTAGGATATACAGATATGTTAACAAAGTTTTTTACCAATAATGAGGATACCATTAGCCCTCAAAACATTGGTACAAAATGGATATTAAAAGGACACGCTAAAGAGAACTTTTTCAAATGGGTATCAGGCTGGAGCATCAGCATGAGAAAACCATCTGATTTAGGTTTTGATGATTCCAGGCATATACTACCAAAACTCACAGTAAACTATAATCAGGTAGTTAATGGGGAGGCTCTTATTATAAATGGTCAATGGTCAATGTTTAACCAGATAGCCAGAGGTCTAAAAGAGATTAGAGTAGAACAAAGGCAGACAGTAGAAAAACGATGCCACAAAGCTATAGAGTTAGCTCAGAGCTGGCCTACTTCTGTATATTGGGTTAACCGTAACGATGAGGGGGATATGCTAGAAAAACTAGACCCTCAGGCTAAACAGATAAAGGGTAGCATGAAGTTAGACCAAAAAGAGGAGATGTTACTAGCCTTTGCAAACGGTCAAATAAACAAGCTAATAACTAAGCCTAAAATGACTGCCTTTGGGCTTAACTGGCAGCATTGCAATCATACCGTATACTTTCCAACATTCTCATACGAGCAGTATTATCAATCTATCCGTAGGTTTTGGAGATTTGGACAAACCAAACCAGTAACAGTAGATTTAGTTTACTCAGAAGGGCAAAAAAGGGTACTGGATGGATTACTGGCCAAAACAAAAAAAGCTAATCAATTATTTACTAAATTAAATGCTAATCTAAACAAAAGTTTTGAAGTAAAAACCAAAGCTTTTAATACAAAAATCACTTTACCAACTTTTTTAAAATAACTTACAAAATGGAAACAGTAAAAGAACAAAAAGTAGAACAGGACTACGCTATTTATAATGGGGACTGTATGGCAGTAACTACAAACTTAGAATCAAATAGTATAGATTTATCTGTATATAGCCCTCCCTTTGCTAGCTTATACAACTACTCCAGCTCAGAGCTTGACTTCTCAAATTGCGATAGCAGAGAACAATTTTTAAATCAATATGAGTACCTTATTAAAGAGGTAGCCAGAGTTACAAAGCCAGGTAGAATATCAGCAGTACACGTTACAGATGTACATAATAAAGATGGTAGCCTTTGGGATTTTCCTAACGCTGTAAAGCTACTGCATAAAAAACATGGATTTAAACACATGAATACTATTACTATCTGGAAAGAGCCTCTAAAGGTACGTATGAGAACTATGGTACGTTCTCTTATGCACAAACTAATAGTAGAGGATAGTACAGAATGTTTTACAGCTATGCCGGACTATGTTTTGATTTTCAAAAAAGAGGGAGAAAACACTACCCCAGTAACACATCCTCAGGGCTTAAAATACTATGCAGGAGCTAACCCTATGCTACCTGCTATGGCTAAAAAATATGGTAGTTTTGACGATCTGAAAAAGAAATACGCTAACCATAAAGACCCAAAAAGTAATAAGTTATCGCATATAATATGGCAGAGATATGCTAGCTCAGTTTGGGATGATATTAGAATAGATCATGTTTTAAAATTCAAAGAGGG